CTATTCTTCCTTCCTTCGTTGTCTGAAAAGGTTTGGTTTGTGTGATTACAAGCCTATCGCGGCGGAGGAAGGATGCCACTTTCAAGCAAGGGAGCATGCGATGAGGCAACTGCTTATGGAGATCTCGGTCGCGGGCGCGTGCCTGAGCGCGTTCACCGGCCTGTACTGGCTGGCCGTGGCGTTCGGCATCGCGGCCATGGCCGCGGGAAGGATCGAAGACAGATGAGCGTGACGGTGAAGCGATGGACGTCATGCGGCGTCGTCTTCTTCGAGCTGATCGTCGAGACGGAGGACGGCGTGTCCCTACGCGCCCCGCTTACCGGCGCCGAGCTCGAGGACTTGGAAAGGCAGATCGCGGAATGCCTCGAGCAGTGAAGCGTTTCGTCCAGACCGTTCTCCTGCTCCTGCTAAGCCCCTTCGCGTTCCTCGCGTTGGGACTGACCCTCGCCGTCGTCCGTCTTGGTGATTTCCTCACGGGTGACGACTGACCATAATCGAATGGCTGTGATGGACCGTACGGCGTAGTCCTAGCCACCGCTGAGCCGGGTTAGCGACCGGTGACGCCAGGCGCGTGGCTGTCGCGCCATTTGCGAGACGAAGTTCAGCTCCCGACCATTTCAGACCGTCGGTAAAGGCGGAATCGGGCGACCATAGGCGGCTTCGGCCGTGGTCTGATCTGGGACCATTCCCGGCGGGCGTATGCCCGCTCTTGCGTATCGACGGCCGGCTCCGTTACGAAGCACCGTGCAAGACCCGAACCATGTTCAGACTTTGGCCCGACGCGCCTCGCGTGCGTCTCGGCCGAGCCTGAACGGGTCTTGACCTCTCAAGCCTTTCCACCCGAAGTCTCCATGAAAGAAGGAATGATGAGCAGGATTGATTACCCCGTCTTGGTCAAACGGCAGATTCGCAGGACACTCCCGCTGATCCGCTCGAACGTCCTGGCACAGGCAGGTACCAGCCGGCGTCGGTTGGTGTCGGAAAGCGGCCTGACGGATAACCAGCTTCAGTACGCGCTCAGGATGGCTTACGGCGGCAGGGCTCCGAAGCCGTTGCATCGCGGCCAGGCGGGTGACAAGCTGTATGATTCGGCCGACCTGTTGGAACGTTTCGCGAGATGGACCGGATCATGGGCGTATCGGAGGTGTGTCGATGAGTGTTAAGGCCAAACCCAGTCTGAGCGAGGTCCTTGCCCGGCCGAACGGTCTGGACAGGAGCGACATGATGCGCCGGTTCGCGGATCTCGTGGACCGTGTGGCCTCGTCCAGCGGTTCCACCGAATTGCAGGCATGGCAGGTCATGAAACCGTTGAACGAGACCCTTATCGGCCTGAGGTGCCTCAAGGCCGAGGGCCTGCCGATCTACCGGCGTGATGGCGTCTGGTACATCGATTCGCGGGCCTTCCGCAAGTGGGCGACCAACCATCTCAATTTCAACATCACGACCCCGGCGCAACGGCCGGGCAGACGGAATGGAGCATTGTTCTGATGCGGACACGAATGCACATCGGGGAGGCGTGCCCATGACACGGATCGCCATGCTGACCACCGCGCAGACGGCCGAACGTCTGGGCGTGAGCGAACGGACATTGAAACGATGGCGTGGCGACATACCGGTCTTCGGCCCGCCGCCAATCCGCCTGGGCGGACGTGTCATGTACGCGGAGGCCGACGTGAACGGGTGGCTGCTCAGACAACGAGGGAAAGGAAGGGATGGCGATGCCAAGAAGACAGACCGTTGACCCGCTCATCCGAGCGCAGGTCATCGCCGCCTGGGGCAACCAATGCTGGCTGGGCATGCCCGGCTGCCGGATCACCGCCACGGAGGACGACCACATCATCCCGTACGCGCATGGCGGCAAGGACACCGTGACGAACCTGCGACGCGCCTGCAAGCATTGCAACGCGGCCCGCCAGGATCGCGTGCTGTCCGGCTACGGGGCCACGTTGCACGCCGTGATCGGCCCGCCTCGCGCCGACTTCACCGGCTACCTGACGGGGCTCGTCGGCCGTGACAGCGTGGTGGTCAGCTTCGACAGCCTGATCCGTGACATCTATCCGCCGGCCGGCCCGCCCGACGGCGTGCGCCTGGCGGCGGCCATGGCATGGGATGGCGCATACCGCGCCCTGGCCAAGTGCGGCCAGCCCTTGGACATCTGGCTGGTACGCACGCTGCCACGCAGCCGCCGCCATCCCGACATGCTGGGCGAATGGCTGGCGTTGGACTATGACATCCATGTGGTCGAGACCCCGGCCGACGCCACGTTCGACCTTGACCTCACGCCTCGGGAGTACCGTGCGGCGCAGCAATGGTATGCGATGCGCATCACCCAGCGCATGGTGGACGCGAGGGCCCTGCAACGCCGCCAGCGGCTCGCCTCGCTGGGCTTGCGCGCTTCGGACGGCCAGACCGCGGGCCGGCCGGCGTGGTGAGCCGGATTTTTTAAACGACGGCCGGCCGGAAAGACCCCGCGCCCAGTCTTTTCTCCCCCCGGAATCGAACAAAAAAACGTTGGAAACGCTGGAAAACCAAGGAAAACGAAAAATGATTCAGGAAACATTGGAAGGATTCGAGGAATACGCGCCAGCCTTCGGCGGCATCGTCGGATTGCAGGAACGGGCGACCATGAATCTCATCAAAAGCTTCGTCGAGGGCAAGACATTGACGCCCGAGGCGACCTATATCTGCAAATCCATGCTCTCGATAGCCAGGAACATCGACGCGCAGAATAGCAGGGGCCGTGAGATCAGCCGTAACATGACCAGCCTGCTCACATGGTTCCAGGAGCTCAAGGCCATGTATCCCGAACAGCCGCAGCTGGACGACGAACTGGCCGGCTTCCTCCGGGCCGCCAAGGCCGGCACGGAGGATAAGTGAGCGTGCCGCTGCGCGGCGGCACCGAACGCCATGCCGGCCGGCCGACCGATGGCGCCGTGGTGGCCCGGACCGCCGAACTGCTGGGCAAACCTCTGCTGCCGTGGCAACGGTACGTGGCCGACGTGGCCGGCGAGATCGACCCGGCCACCGGCACCTACTATTACGACCGCGTCATCCTGAGCACGCCCCGCCAATGCGGCAAGAGCACGCTGATCGACACGGAGGACACGCGCAACGCCCAGCTGGGACCGGACAGGAAGATCTACTATCTGGCGCAGACCGGCAAGGACGCCGAGAAACATTTCAAGGATTACGTGCAGCAGCTGGCCAAAAGCAGGCTGGCCCCGATAGCCTGCCGTCCGCGCCTGTCGAACGGAGGCATGGAGCAACGGTTCATCAACGGCAGTTTCATCTGCCCGCTGGCCGTGACCAAGGTGGCCGGCCATGGCACGCAGATGGACAAGTTCACCATCGACGAGGCGTTCAGCCTGGACGACGAGACCGGCAAGCTGATCCTGGACGGCATGGCCCCGACCATGAACACGCGACTGCATTTCACGGGCGTGCAACCGCAGATCTGGATCACCTCGACCGAGGGCACGGCCGACTCGACCTTCCTCAACGGCCTGTTGGACGGACTGCGGGCGGGCGACGTGCCGCGACGCACCTGCTGGTTCGATTTCGGCATCCCGGCCGACGCCGACCCCGAGGACCTCCAGACGATTCTGAAATGGCATCCGGCCGCGGGCCTGCTGTGGGGCCTGGACCAGCTGCGCGACTTCCGTGGACAGTTCGAGGGCAACGCCGCCGGCTGGGCGCGCGCGTTCGGCAACCGGCGTGACACGGGCGTGGCCGACCGTGTCATCGACGAGACCCTGTGGCAGGCGACCGTGGCCACGCCCATAGGGCCCGACCGGTTGGACGGCCGGCCCCTCGTGTTCGCCGCCGCCGTGGACGTGGACGCCACGCACACATCACTGGCGGCCGGGATCAGGGACGCCGACGGCACCGTCACCGTGCAACTGCTCCAGGTCCTGGACGGTACCGGACGCGCGCCCGGCGAGATCATGCGACTGTGCGAACGGTACAAGGCTCCCTTGGTCATGGACGACCGCGGGCCCAACGCCGACCTGCACGACCGACTCCGCTCACAGACCGACGACGTGGGCGAGCCCGTCATCCAGTTCGTGCCCATGCAGGCGGGCGACTACCTCGCCATCGGCCAGGCATTCGTCAGCGGATTGCACAACCGGCTGATCCGCCACGCCACCGACATGCAGCTGGACGAGAGCGCGGCGCAATGCGCGCGCACATGGAGCGGCGACGCCTGGCGGGTGACCCGACGCGGCAGCACCGGGCTCACCAGTCCCCTGGAGGCCTGCATGCTGGCCGCATGGGGCGTGAACCACCGGCCCGACACCGATACCGACCTGCAGATCTACTAGATGTCACCGTATGTCCCCTCATGGCACCGTATGGCACCATATGTCCCCGGATTCTTGGCGGTAAGGGCCCGCCGCGAGCATGATGGCAGGCATGAATCTTTGGCAGCGAATGAGACTCGCCGGCCGGGTGCTCACCCGCGGCGGCGATGACGTGGACATGCCCGACGGCGTCAGGCCGCCGGCGCGTTCCACGACGTATGAGCCGTTGCAGCTGTCTACCGTGTTCCGTGGCGTGCAGGTGTTGCAGACCGCCATCGCCGGCCTGCCGGTATACGAGATGCGCAACGGCGTCAAGCTCCCCGATGTCTCCGCGCTGGTGGCCCAGCCGGACGTGACGCGCTCCCGGCGTGACTTCCTCGCCGACCTCGTGGCATCGCTCGTGCTGGACGGCAACGCGTTCACCCGTCTGATCCGTCTCGACGGCGAGATCGTGACCTGCGAGATCCTGCCGCCCCAGTACGTGACCGTGACCGACCTGGGCAAGGATCCCGCAAGCCCGGACCTGCGCTACGGCTATCTCGGCCGCACCTACGGGCCCGACGACATCGTCCACAGCAAGTTCCTGAACGTACCCGGCCGCCTGCGCGGCCTCGGCCCCATCTCCGCGGCCCGCGAGGAAGTCGAGGCCGCGCAGATGGCTCGCGACTACAAGACCCGCTTCTACAGCGACGGATCCAACCTCAAAGGCTACCTGCGCACCAAGAAGCCCGTCAGCGAGGAAACCGCGAAGCGGGCCAAGACGGCATGGAAGACGGACGGCGGGGCCGGCGACGTCAAGGTGATCGGCGACGACCTCGAATACGTGCCGCTCGACCTGAAGCCCGCCGACCTGCAATTCCTGGAAACCCAGAAGTTCGACACCACGCAGATCGCCCGACTGCTGGGCATCCCCGCATCCATCATGCTCGCCGCCGTCGATGGCTCGAACCTCACCTACTCGAACATCGAACAGTCCTGGATCGAGTTCGCCGACTACACGCTGGCGGCCTACGCGGGAGAGATCGAGGAGGTGTTCAACCGGCTGCTGCCACGCGGCCGGACCGCCGAGTTCGATTGGGACAGCAGCCAGCGGGCCAACATGAGCGACCGGTACAACGCGTACAAGACCGCGATAGAGGCCGGCTTCCTGACCGTCAACGACGTGAGGGGAAAGATCAGGATGCCATCATTGAGCGCCGACGAATCGGCGCGGATCGGAGCGAAGCATGAACAGGCATGAGATAGCGGTGCGGGGCTTGAGCCTACGAACCGAGGACGAGAGCGACGGGCACACATTGGAAGGCATCGCCGTGCCCTACGGCGACGTCATCGACACGTGGGACGGCCCCGAGACGTTCGACCGCGACTGCGTGTTCGACGATCTCGACCAAGCGAAGCTGTGCTACCAGCACGGCGAGGTCATCGGCCGCATCATCGGCGGCGAGTCGCGCGAGGACGGCCTGCACATCACCGCACGCGTGTCCGACACCGCGAAGGGCCGCGACGCCGTGACCCTGGTCCGCGACGGCGTGCTCGACAGCTTCTCGGTCGGATTCATCCCCATCGAAAGCGAAAGGGACAAGGCCGGCATCACGCACCGCAGGCGCGTACGCCTGCTGGAGACCAGCATCGTGTCATGGCCGGCCTACCAGAACGCGAGGCTCACCGGCCAGAGGGATTCGGACACGCTCAAGGAAACCAAGGAAACAAGGAAGGAAACCACCATGGATGACAACGAGATGATGGACCTGCTCAAATCCATGCAGGATGAGCAGCGCGGCCTCAAGGCGGCCATCGCCAAGACGGCCGGCGGCCGTGAGACCCCGAGAATCGTCGGCGGCGAGTACAGGAGCCGCGGCGAATACCTCCAGGCGCTTGCCCGCGGCGACGAGGCGGCCGCCAAGATCATGGAGGAATGCCGAGACCTGATCGTGACCGGCGACACCGGCAACACCGCCACCTGGATCGCCGACGACCTACGCCTGATCACCGAACGCCGCAAGGTCTCGAACCTGCTGACCCACGACAGCCTGCCGGCCACCGGCATGAGCATGGAATACCATGTGGTCACCTCCGACACCACCGTGGCGGCCAAGCAGGCCAATGAAGGCGACGCGCTCACCTTCGGCAAGCTCACCTTCGGCACCAAGAGCGCCGACATCAACACGTACGGCGGCTACACGTCCCTGTCGCGCCAGGTCATCGAACGGTCCACCACGCCCATGCTCAACACCGCCCTGCGCGCTCTCCAGAACGCGTACGCGAAGGTCACCGAGAAGGCCGTGCGCGACCACCTGTACGGGGAGATCAAGACCCAACGCGACGGCACGAACCACATCGACACGGCCAAGACCCTCGCCAACATGAACATCGACGACTGGGTGGGCCTGATCGTGGACGCGGCCGAAATGGCCGACGACCGCAACGTGGCACTGACCCGGCTGGCGGTCTCCAAGGACGTGCTCAAGGCGCTCGTCGGCCTGAAGGACACCGGCGACCGGTTCTTCAACCTTTCCGGCGACGGCTCCGACACGATCGGCAGCTTCGACCTGACCGGCGTGGCCGGCGAGTTCATGCGCGTGCCGGTGGTCATGCTGCCGAAGGCCGAAACGGGCACCGCCGCGTTCATCGACCCCGCCAGCGTGACCGTATGGGAATCCGGCGGCCCGACCCAACTCACCGACGGCAGCGTCACCAAGCTGACCAACGACTACAGCGTATACGGCTACCTGTCGGTCGCCACCACGCTTGCCGACGGCCTGATCCCGGTGAAGTTCGCAGCGGCATGATCGGCGACGAGGAACTCCTGCGACGCCTGCGCGACGAGGTAGGCGTGCCGGCCGGCGACGACGACCGACTGGCCGTCAAACTCACCGCGGCGCAACGCTACGTGGCCGCCGCCATCGGCGACACGAAGGTGGAAGACGAACTGCTGGCCGACTGCATCGTGGCGTGCGCGGCCGACCTGTTCAACATGCGCGACGCCCGCCTGGGCGTCATGCAGGTGTCCGACACGACCGTGGAACCCTTCAGGATCTCGACCGACCCGCTCCGCTCGGTCTGGCCGAAGCTGAAGGCCGCGGGCATCCTGACCGGAGGGATGGTGATCGCATGACCTCGATGGTGCTCGTCCAGCGCACGGCCCTCATGGACACGCTCACCGACATGCTCGACGATCTGGTGGCGTCCGTGTCCATCGATTCGGCGCTGGTGCATCCCCAGCCTGGCAAGGTCGCCATATACATCGAACCGCCCTACGTGGAATACCCCACATGGGACGGGGCGCCCGACATCACATGGACATTGGACATCGTGGCGGGAACGCCCGCCACCCAGGCCACGGCGCTCGACTATATCATCGACGCCATCGACCGGCTGGCCGCCAAGGGCCTGAACATAAACAAGGCCCAGCCCGTCGAGTGGAACCTCGCGGGCACGGGCACCCTCGCGGGCTACCAGGTCACATTGAACCCCCTCGAAATCATCGAGGCCGAAGAATAGAAAGCAGGAAGAACATGACAGGCAAGATCAGGACCCTGGGCCCCGGCAGCTTCAAGATCACGGACGCCGCGAACGGCCATGACTTCAGCGCCGACCTGACCAAGGCGCAGCTGAACCCCTCCAACTCGTCCGACGACCCGACCAAGTTCCTGGACGGGTCCGAGGAGGCCAACACCTCGACCACATGGACGTTCGAGGGCACCGTGGGCGACGACTTCAGCGAGGACGGCGTGAGCGTGTGGCTGTTCGACCATGCCGGCCAGACACTGCCCGCGGAGTTCGTGCCGAACACGGAAGGCAAGATCAAGTGGACGTTCAACGTGACCATCACGCCGATCGCGGTGGGCGGGGACGTGAAGTCCAAGAACACAAACGACCTCAGCCTGCCGGCCACGAACGTGGCCCACGCGGCCTACACGAAGGGCTGACCGTTGGCCGACAAGGCATTGATGGTCGTGGGCCAGCGCCGTTTCGTGCAGACGATGCGCAAGGCCGGCGCCGACATGGACGACCTGAAGGAAGTGAACCGCGAGGCGGCCGGGATCGCGCTGCCCGCGGTCCGCAGCCTCGCGCCGCGCGGCAGGACCGGCCGGCTGGCCGGAAGCCTTCGCGTCGGCGCGACCAGACGTGCCGGCGTCATCCGCGCGGGCCGCAAGGCCGTGCCCTATGCGGGCCCGATCAACTACGGGTGGCCCGCGCGGCACATCAGGCCGAGACTGTTCGTCAACACCGGCGTCACATCGACGGAAAGCCAATGGCGGCAGGTCTACAAGGACTTCATCGAAAAGACCATGAAACAAGTGAAAGGAAAATGACATGGCGACCACCCAAATCACCTACGAGGACGGCACCAGCGAGATCGTGCCCGTCACGATGCGCGCGAACTGCAAGGCCGAAGCCCACGCGTTGGAAGCCGGTTGGGGCACCGTGCAGCAGTCCCCGGTACGCTGCGGCGCGTACGCCGTGTACGCCGCGCTGCGCATGAGCGGACGCAGCCTGCCCGACTTCGAGCATTGGCTCGACACCGTATCCTCCTTCGACCTCGCGGCCGCGAAGGAGGAACCGGAAGAGGGAAACCCTACGGACTAGCCGCGTGGCCCGACGGTTCGCTCGGCCGTCTCTCGTTCCTCCTGGCAAGCCGTTTCGGCGGTACGCCATGGCAGTGGAGGAACGAGGCCGACGAGCGTGACTGGGGCACCGGACTGGCCGAACTGCTCAAGGAAGCCGAAGCATCGCAGAAGGAGTGAACCGTGGCACACAGCGCGATCATGAGCGTGCGCATCACCGGCAACGCCGACGATGCCGTCAAGGCGTTCGAGAAGACCACCACGAAGGCCGCCGCGTTCGGCAGCGCCATCGGCGGACTCGCCGTCAAGGGAGTGACCGCGCTATGGGACACGGTGAAGGGATTCGCCAGCGATGTGGTGAACATGTCGGACAGCACCGACAAGTTCATGAACACCATGAGCTTCGCCGGCATCGACACGAAGGCCGTGCAGGCCGCGGCGAAGGAAACCCGAAAATACGCGGATGATACCGTGTATGGGCTCGATGACATCCAGAACACCACCGCGCAGCTGGCCGCCAACGGCATCGGCAACTACATGGAACTGACCGAGGCGGCCGGCAACCTGAACGCCGTGGCAGGCGGCAACGCCGACACGTTCAAGTCCGTCGCGATGATGCTCACGCAGACGGCCGGCGCGGGCAAGCTCACCACCGAGAACTGGAACCAGCTGACAGACGCGATACCGGGCGCGTCCGGCAAACTGCAGGAGGCCCTGCTCAAGGCCGGCGCGTACACGGGCAACTTCCGCGACGCGATGGCCAAGGGCGAGATCACGGCCGACGAGTTCAACCAGGCATTGCTGGACCTCGGCATGACCGACGTGGCGAAACAGGCCGCGACCTCCACCAGCACCATCGAGGGAGCCATGGGCAACCTCGAAGCCGCCGTGACCGGCGGTCTGACCGACGCGTTCAACCTGTTCAAGCCGGCGGTCACGGGCGGCATCAACGCGGCATCAGCCGCCGTGACCAGCCTGGCCACCAACGGCGTGCAGGGATTGCAGACGTTCTTCGGGCAGGTCAAGGACACCGGAGCGTTCACCGCATTGCAGTCCGCCGCGCAGTCGGTCGGCGGTGGCCTGCAATCATTGTGGAACGGCATCATGGCGGTCGTGAACGCAATGACCGGAGGGCAGCCGGCGGGAACCGCGTTCGGTAACGTGCTCAACACCGTCGCCGCGGCCGCGCAGACCGTCGGCGGCTGGCTGAGGACCGCCGGCGAATGGATCGGTCAGAATCTGGATCTCGTGACCCCTCTCGTGGCCGCGATCGGCGGGGCCGTCGCGGCGGTGACCGCCGTGACCACGGCCATGCAGCTCGCCGCGACGGCGCAGGCGCTGCTCAACGCGGTCATGGCCGCGAATCCCATCATGCTCCTGGTCACGGCGATCGCCGCACTGGTGGCCGGACTGGTCTGGTTCTTCACCCAGACCCAGACGGGCCGGCAGATCTGGTCCGACTTCACGGCGTTCCTCTCGCAATGCGTGACCAGCATCATCGGCTTCTTCACCACCCTGGGCTCGAGGATCGGATCGGTGTTCACCGGCGCGGCCAACGGCGCCAGGAACGTGTGGAACGGCGTGGTCAACTGGTTCGGTTCCATCCCGGGCAAGATCAAGGGCTTCTTCTCGAACGCCGGCTCGATCCTCAAGGACGCGGGCGCGGCCATCATCAACGGTTTCCTCAACGGGCTCAAGGGCGCGTGGAACAACGTGACCGGCTGGATCAGCGGCATCGGCGACTGGATCAAGGAACACAAGGGCCCGCCCGCCTACGACGCGGTCCTGCTGACCGCCAACGGCCGGCTGATCATGCAGGCTTCGCCAAAGGATTGAACCAGGGATTCGACACGTCCGTGGCGTCCGCCATCCGACGCGCCAACACCAGGCTCGGCAAACTCGACCTGCACATGGGCGCGGACGGCGCGGCCGCGGGCAACACCACCATCTTCAACGTGACCATCCAGGGCGAGGTGCTCGACAGGGAAGGCACCGCCAAGACGATCAGAAGACTGCTGGACGACTACGCGGACAGGCGGCGATGATGCGACAGCCGATGTTCTACGCGGACCGCGGGCAGGGTTGGGAGAACCTGACCGGCCATGCGGGCTCGCCCGCCGCGCTCTCCTCCTTCAGCGTCGAATGGGGCACGGACTCGCCGAAGGAACAGCCCTCGGTGAACGTGCTGCACTTCCGGCTGCTCGACCGCACCGGCATGCTGGCCGGCAACAGCACGCGCCTGGCCGGCATGAAGGTGCTGGTCCAACTCTCCCGCCGCCCCCTGTGGCGGGACCTGAACGCCACGGAATCCTGGGACGGGGTGTCCGACACGCTCACCTGGGACGGTCTGCACCTCGCGCACCGGCCCGACCAGACCGAGGGGCCGGACCCGACCGCGCTCACCATCTTCACCGGCAACACCACCACCGGCGGCACCATCACCCAAAACCCCGATGGCACATATCTGCTCGATCTGTACGCGAACGCGCAACTGGTCAGGGCGGGCCGCACCACACGGCAGGGACCCGTCTCGACGGACGCGCGCCTGACGGGCCTGCACTGGACCGGCACCGCCGCGCAACGCGTGGACGAGATCAACCGGCGGCTCACGACGCTCGGCTGCCCGCCCCTGTCGGACGAAGCCGTGGCATGGCTCAAGGCCAACGCGCCCACGCCCGCACCCTACGAGGCGGACTCCCATCCCGACCTGTCCACCATCCTGTACGCGCTGGCCGCCACCCATCCCGACCTGCCATTGTTCTATGAGCGTCACCGGCATGGTTCGGAAAGCGTGGACCTCGTGTTCGCGGGCCGGCCGGCGGCCATCACCATGCACGCCGACGGCCGGCTGACCGTCGAGGGAGCGGGCCTGGAACAGGAGGCCGCGCCCGCCGACGCCATCACCGTGGACGACAACATGCTGACCATGCCCGCTCCCGTCTCCCGGATCACGCTCAGGACCCGCGCGGTCAAATGGGACGAATCCGGAAACAGGTTCTCCTTCGAGGATGACGAGGTGACCATCGGCGACCGTGGACGCCTGCCCGCCGAGCTCACGGAGACCATCAACGCGGTCCCGTTCTCGTCGGACGCCATCACACGCGACGATTCCGCCGGCCACTGGCAGGCCGGCACCTGGACCCCGACCGACGCGCAGCGCGACCAGTGGGCCGAATGGCTGGCCGTGCAGACATTGAGACTGCGCCCCAAAGGATTGACGGCGAGCAGCCGACGGCTCGACATCGACCTGTTCGAGCAGGCATTGCAGCCCACGGCGAGCCTGTGGGCGTTCGTCAGCACCCGGTACACCCGGCTGCTGGCCGATGACGGCACGCCGGCCACGTCGGGCGCGTGGCTCGCCACGGGCGGCACCCTCTCGTTCGACTGGCGCGACGGGATCCCGGTGTTGGAAAACGAGCTGGACATCAGCCCGCTGCCCATGCTGCCCAGCACGCTCAGCCGGTGGCGGGACCTCGACCCCATCGGCATCGCCTGGCAGGACATGCCCGCGTTCACATGGGGCGAGATGTCGCAGATCACCTACTTCACCGATTAAACAGAAAGGACCATCATGGTGAACGAATCCTTCGACCCGTCCAAGATGCCCACGACGCCCCGCTACGGGATCCGCTATCCGGCCGGCACCGACCTGGTGCGCTACGCGTCGCAGCAGTTCAAGGCCATGGCCGAAAGCATCGACGACAGGATAGACACGCTGCCCGCCTCGGTCACCGCGCGCGTGGATCAGGCGGCCACGCAGGCCGCGGCCAGCGCTCAGACGGCCCAGGCGGCCGCCGCGACGGCCGGAACCCTGGCCGACCAGAACATGGCCGCCAACCTGAACAACAAGGACTCGAAGACATCCCTCGCGCTCGACAAGACCCTGAACAACGGGCCGCGCTGGCGTAACGCCGTGATCATCGGCGACAGCCTGTGCAAGGGACACTATTCCGGCGCGGACCATGCCGGCCAGGGCATCGGCGACGTGGTGTGCAGGATCCTGGGCATCACGAGCGTGCAGAACGTGGCCGTGTCCGGCAGCGGCTTCACCGTCGGCGGATCCAACACGTTCATCAACCAGTGGAACCGCGTGGCCAACAAGGCCGACGTCGATCTGGTCCTGGTCATCGGCGGCGTGAACGACAACAACAACGACTGCGCCGCGGCCTGCACGCAGCTGGTCAACGCGATCCGCACCTCGGCCGCCAACGCGCGCATCTACGTGTTCCCCGTGGCCGGAGGCCTCGGCCTCGGGCTGGCCGGCCACTACACGGCCCTGCATTCCATCAACAACGCGATCATCGCCCTGCCGGGCCAGCATCGCGGCGTGGTCCTGATGCAGGGCTGCCACAGGTGGGGCCAGATGATCGCGGAAAGCCAGGCGGACGGCACCATCCACATGAAGAAGGAGGGCTACGAGGCATGGGCCCGTATCGCGGCGCGCCTGATGCTGTCGGGCCAGAACACGTTCTGGCCCGAATACGCGCGCGACCTGAACGTGACCAGCATCAGCGGCGACCCGCTGTTCGACCAGATCCAGTGCAAGCGGTTCATCGAGGTCAACGGCACGATCACGTTGCAGATCCGCGCGCACACCGGCCGCGCCATCGACACCGGATTCACCGCATTCGCGGCGGACAGGTACCTGTGCAGCGACATCGCGACCAAATACCTCCAGTGCGGCGCAAGCCTGGACTCGTACCTGACCGTGGAGACCGGCGGCCTGAAGGTGCAGATGGCCCAACTGCCCAAGGACAGGTGGGTGCTGATCGAATCCTCCTGGATCGCGGGAATGTGACCATGCCGTTCGACATCCTCATCGCGTTGATCACGACCGGCGGCGTGATCGTCGGCGCGCTGCTCGGCTTCATGGGAACGTCCGTCAAAAACCGGCTCGACGCCTACCGGATCGCGCAGGACATGCAACAGGACAACCAGAAGCTCTGGCAGTGGAACCGCCAGCTCGTGGACCACATCTACAAGAATCTGGGCCCGCCGCCGCCACGGCCGCCCGACGACCTGTTCAAACACGACAACGACTAGGAAGGAGCACACGATTGGCGGACCTCAACACACTGTGCGCGCGCATGCGCTACTGGTGCCAGACCGCGAACATGGGCTATTCGCAGACCGACCGGTGGCATTTCGACCCGGCCGGCGGCAACTGCGATTGCAGCAGCCTGGTGATCCACTGCCTGCAGGAGGCGGGATTCGATACCGGCAGCGCCGGATACACGGGCGACCTGAGCCGGAACCTGACCAGCCGAGGCTGGACGAGACTGCCCGCCGACGGCCATCCGATGGCCGGCGACATCCTGCTGAACGACGCCGATCACGTCGCCGTCTACCTGGGCGACGGCCTGCTGGCGCAGGCCAGCATCAGCGAAACGGGCGGCATCACCGGCACGGCCGGCGACCAGACGAACGGCGAGACGAACGTCTCACCCTACTACGACTACCCATGGGATTGCTATTTACGATACGGAGGAGACATGCCAACGGCACAGGAGATCGCGGAAGCGGTCTGGAATTTCGAGCAGAACGGCGTCAAATGCCGTGACAGGCTGCAAGGCACCGACGAGGCCGCCAACGCGGCGGCCGAAAGGGTCTGGACGTTCCTCATCCAGGGCGTGCAGGCCCGCGACCGGCTCTACGGGCTCGACAACATCCAGACGCCACAGCTCGCGGCCACCGTGGCGGCCCAGTCGGCGGCGCTCGAGGCATTGGCCAAAAGCGTGGGCACCGACCCCGACACCATCGCGGCCAGCGTGGAACAAGCCGTCAAGGCGAGACTCGCCACGCTCAGGATCACAGTGGAAGGAGACCAGTCATGAGCAACACGCCAAACATCGCGGACCACGCATCCGACACCAGCCAGGACACCAACCGGGACACCTACCGGCCCGTCTTCAACGACACCGTGCGGACAGGGATCTACCTGTTCAGCCTTGTCTGCGTGATCGTCGGTTTCGGATTCTCCCGGTTCGGCGACCCCGCCATCGGCGACTACATCACCACGGCCGGCGGGATCCTCGCCGCGGGATTCGGCGTAGCCTACAACCCGCTACGCATGAACGCGAAGTGAGCTGACCACCTTACGGAGTTCCTCGGGCGGCATGGCCACGTACCTTTGCGTCGTGGCCACACTGCTATGCCCGAGAAGCGTGGACACCGCCAGAAGATCATGTGTCGCCAGATACGCCTGCGTGGCGGCCCTGTGCCGGAGACTGTGCGTCCCGTACGATTGAGGCAGCGCACTGCCTACGATCTTGCCAACCCGGCCGGCGGTGAGATGGCTGATTCCGTGATCGTTACGGGACGGGAACAGCCAGCCGTCCCCAGTCTGACGTATTCGCACGGCCAGATCCTGCGGCAACGGTATCAGCCGCTGCTTATCGCCCTTGCCGACGACCCGCAATAGCGCATTATCGGCCGGCCCGACCACATCACGACCGGACACCTTCGCTATCTCGCCCCTGCGTAGCCCCAGTTCGGCCCCGAGCCTGACCATGAGCCGGTCACGTTCGGACAGGCCATCCATCGCCTCCCTGATACCGGTCTCCGGGCAGGGACGAGGGTGTGGCTTCGATCCCGCGACATGTGGCAGTCCGATGGCCGGATTGTCGGATCTCAGGTCGTGATCGACGCACCAGTCGAAATAGCTCGTCAACGTCGCCCGTATCCCCTTGCGTGTCTCGGCCGAAAGACCTTCCCGTCCCATCCATTTCTCGCAATCGGTGCGCGTGACGTTTTCCGGCGGCTTGCCGGCAAGATAATGCACGAAACCCCATAGTTTCACCCGTCTCGTCTTAATGGTGCTCGGCATCCTTCCCGCCGCTCTCAGATATGTCAGCCACTGATCCACGCTTTGTTCCCAGGTCTGCGGGAACGGTTCAGGTCGCAATCGCAT